TCTCGTCAAGCATCGAGGAAAGCCACTGGCTATATGATCTCGCAAAGAAGGCCATGAAAGGCATGATTGAGGACGACGGCCAATTCTTTATTGCTTTTGACTACTCCATCACATTGAAACATGGTATCCGTACAAGATACCAACTGATGGATGCAAAGGCAAAGTCTGACCCCATTACATGGATGGTCGAGTATGAGAATCTTGTTCTCCGTTCAAACAGCAAGGCGTATTTTACGTATGATCTGTTAAAAGAGAATCAGACATTGGTACGAGCCTTCTATCCAAGAAAGAACGAGGAAGTTGTCAACAGAAGCAGGCACAGGTTTGCTTTACAAAAACAACCCGGAGAGCTTCGCATCGTGTCTTGCGATATTGCCGCCATCGACAGAAGTGGCAACGACAACAGCTCGTTTTCTTGTTTGCGAATGTTCGAAGAGACAGTACAGGCTTTTGATGGCAGGCCAACAAAGGAATTCAGAGTGCAAATTCCATACATCGAAGCAATTCGAGGACAGGAAACACGGCGTCAAGCAATTCGCATCAGGCAGTTATACACTGACTTTGATGCTGATTATATTGTGTTGGATGCTAGAAATTTGGGTGAATAGAATTGCCCGCCCACAATGAAAGTTGTGGGGCAATTGCGCGGAAGAAACCGGGAAGGCTGAGATGCCAATCCGAATGGAAGGCTGTGTGTAATAGCATGGCCACATGCAACGCATAGGTGCTGAACCTGCACAGCAGAACATAATGCACCCACGAGTCCGCGCCATCTAAAGCGTAAAGGAGGTGAAATCGTGTTATTGTCAAAAACTGCGTTAGTAAAACTGAATGCACATCACATCTATAATTGGCGAGACAACGAAAGTGATAGATACGATGTAAGCAATGGTATTGCTCTATGCGAGTGTTGCCACACACGATTTCACTCTATTTACGGGAAGCGGTTTAACACTGCCTCTCAGATAGAGTCTTTTTTATGTCATGATGAAAAGATATGCTGAACTGCTAAGAAGATAAATTAGCAGAACTTCCGGATAAAAAGCCGGTAGGATAACAAATTTGATTTCTATTTATGACACACTTGCTCGCGTTCTCTATGACGATGAGCGCGGTGTCGAATACAAACCACTCAAGTGTATGAATGATGATACGATTGCTAATCGCATCGTCAGCTCCAGTGCGGAACCAAGAATTTTTGTAATTACGGCTAACGCACGATTGAATAACGACATTGCTGTCAACTTCAAATCGATGTTAATGGAACATCGAGTGGATTTGTTGGTTTCGAAGAGCGATGGTATTGCGGAGATGAGTAAATACATCGCTGATTATGACATGCTTGATGCGGATGACCAATTATTTTATGAGCGGCCATATTTGGAAACGATGCTGGCTGTAAACGAAATGATCAACCTCGTTTATGAAAAGATGCAGTCCACGGGACTGATCCGTATCAGCGAAGTTGGCCAAAACACAAAGGACCGATACACATCTGTGTCGTATGGCTGCTATTTTGCGGCACAGCTCGCAAGAGATTTGCTAAACAATGCAGATGAAATCGATATTGCTAACGCTCCAATATGCGTTAGCTCAATAAGCTTTTAACGGGAGGTGAATACTACGGAACACAAAAACAATCAACCTGAATTTGACGTTAGAATCATGGCAGACCGAACCGATGACGGAACTGTCGTTCTCACGTCTCAGCAACGCATTGATGAATTTACAGATAGAATGCTTGTCTCTGCTTTGCAGAAGTATGACTTTAATAAGCAGATGTTTGGTGTTGGCTATTCCCAGTCCACCTCCGGCAATGTTCTGACAACAGACCGAATCAGCGAACTCGCTGATGGCGTAACCACAAATCTGACCAGCGTTCTGGAAATCAATCGGTATGTGCGTAAGTATCTGTCTTTTGACGATATCATGGGGCAGGCTTACAACACTGTGCAGAACAACGTAAACACAGATTATCACCTTTCTTACGGCAGCGTGGAAGGCCGAAATAAAGTGAAGCAGCTTAACCAAGCAAAGGAGGCTGTTGAGCAGTTTAATCGCTCTGTGAAGCTAAAAGCATTGATTGCAAAAGCTGTCCCGGAAACTTTGGTAGATGGAACATATATCATGTATCTGCGCACTGATGGCGGCAACGCCGTGATTGATTACTATCCTCTTGGTGTGGCAGAAATTACTGATTATACCGTTAACGGCAATCCGGTTGTACAGATCAACATTAAAGAGTGGCAGAATCGTCTGAAAAAGACATATACCAAGACAAAGAAGGGCAAGGCTTTATTCTTTGAGAATCTTGATAAGGAAGTGAAAAGCAACTTTCCTCCCGAGGTTTATGAAGGTTATAAAAACAACGAAACATATGTTGTCCTTGACTGGAAGCGCACCGGTGTCATTCGCATTAACAATATGGGTTACAAGTATGGTGTGAGTCATTTTTTCCGTTCTTTGCGGCCTGCCGTCATGTTGGAAGAAATCGAAGCGGCAGACAGTGTTAACAACAAAGCTAAAGCCAAGAAAATCATCCATCAGAAGATGCGGAAAGAAACAATGGGACCCAATACAGACTATACCCGCAAGGCTTTTGACCTGATGGCTTATGCTCACACACAGCTTTTGTCTGCTTGGGCGAACCAGACTGTCGTTGTAACGACACCTCCTTGCGTTGAAAGCATCGAATATGTGGAGCCTAAGATTGAAGGAACTCCTACTGAAAAGATTGCTTTGTATCGCAATGAGAAGATGACCGCTCTTGGTATCACCTTCCTTGACCCGGAACTGAATAGCGTTTCTTCCGCTACAATTTCTGTGAAACAGCTGATGAAGACGGTAGATTATATCGCCCGTCAGCTCAACGATATTATTCATCGCTTCTACGCCGTATGGCTTGAGGAACAAGGCATTGATATCACCTATACTCCAGATATCCGCATCCTCGATTCTGAGGAAATGGAACTCGGCGTGAAGCTTGATATCGCAAAGTTCCTGTTCTCTTATGTCAATGTTTCCAGAGAGACTATTCTTGATAAGTTTGGTCTTGATAAGGACGACGAATTTGCCAAGCGCTTGCGCGAAAACGAGGAAGGATTTGAGGAAGTGTTTGCTCCTCGTTCTTCTCAGTTTACAACCAGCGACTCTGATAAAAACGGTCGCCCGCAAGGCAATGACGATGACAAAAAGGGTAAGCAGGATTACGACAAGGAACGCAATGATAGCGAGTAATGCGCATGAATGAATTATATATGCGATGCCCTTGTTGCGGAGAGACAATCAAAATTGAGCTGACCATCTCCCCTGCTGTTATTGCTGAAAAACAAACCGATATTATCAGTTTGTTTGGACTTGAGTTTGGAGAGCTGGAAGGAGGTGAATGCGATGGACAAGGAGAAGATTTTACTTTCCGGAAGCCCGGTTGAAATCGCTGAGTTTGGCGATTATAAAATGGCTACATTTTTGATTTCTGTGTTGGACGAATATGACTTGAATGGCCGCATGATTCCGAAAGAATCCGGCGAGCTGTACCACTCTACCATGGTTGGATTTCCAATTTTGGCTAAGATGGTTTGCGACGCCGCAGGAGATCCCGTCGACTTCGCAGGCCATGAAATGTATGTGGTGAAGGACGAAGAGGGCAACATGCAGGTACGGTTTAACACACACCCTATTGGCAGTGTTGTTGAGACTTGGATTGAAGACAGAGATGTAGCCGGATATCTTGGTCAGAAATCTTGCATTATGATCAAGGCAAAATTATGGTCTTCCCGCTATCCTGAATACTTTGAGGTATTGGATAAGTTATGGAAGACAAATAACGTGAAATCGTCTTGGGAACTGACGGTGCAGGAAGCAGTACAGACTGCGAAAGGCCGCATTCTCAAGACGTTTTCATTTATCGGAAACACCTTGCTTGGTTCTAAGGTGATTGGCGCTGTTCCTGGAGCCGGCGTGTATGAATACGCCGAAGCTGACCCGGAATTGGAGCTCGCCGCCGCGCTGAGCAGAGATGTTTTCGTTGAAGAAGCACAGCGAAAGGAGGATGGAGTTTTGGAGCACGAGAACATGACCCAGGATCAGGTCACGACCGATGTTGTTGAGACCGAGGTTAGCGAAGTTGAGACTGTTATGAATGACGACGTAGAGGAGACTGCCGAGGCCGTCGAGGAGACTGCTGAAGGCGAGCCTGCTGTTGGCGTTGATGTCGAGACGGTCGAAGGAGCCGAGGCTGTCGAAGGCACTGAGGTGCCTGCCGTAGAGGAAGCTATGCTGACCGAGCGTGATCTGCGCCGCCGTGTGACTGAAGCTTACCGTACTCAGTATGACAAGTGGGGCTGGGTCGCATTTTGGTTCCCCGCCAATAATGAGGCATGGCTTGAATATGAGGGTCGTCCCACTGAGCTGGATTTTATGAAGGTTGTTTATGCCGTTGAGAACGACGTTGTGACCATCTCCAGCGCTGAGGCTGTTAAGCTGACCGTTACCATCGCGGAAATCAACAACGCCATCGCGATG